ACTACCAGACACTGCAAAAGTAGATGTACTAAATGCACGAGGTCCAGGGACGTCAGAAGTAAGTGTAAGAACATTAGTAGATGCTGTTGCTGTAAAGTCTGCTAAGGCATTGTTACTATTAATATAATCACGAATAGCGGCTACAAATTGTGTCATAGTAATTGTAGCACCATCTGCATAATTAGTGCCAAGAATAGCACTAGCAGGAAAACTAACATTACCAATACTAGCGTCACCGTTAATAACAGCACTAGCACCACCATCAAGATGTGTAGACTTATCACGATCATAAGTAAATGTTGCTGACGATGGATAAGTAAGTGTGCTTACTGCGTTAACAGTATTCGGACCAGTATCACCTGTTACTGTAAGATCTACAACTTCAAGCACATCAGTAGTAAAGCTACTAAATGTACCAACTGCTACTGTTTTAATAGCTTTAGTACCTACTGTCTTTTTAGGCGTTTTACCATTAATAGTAACTGCTTGAGTCTCTCGTTTACCGCGATTAGTATAACCTGCATTACCGCTGTTCCCCGTTGCGGCAATTGTAGCAGTTGGAATACCGCCACCTTTAATCGGACCAACATCTCCAGCTGCAACCGCATCAAGATCTCGAATAGTCCAAGTATTGTCTCTGTAATTCCATATAAGTGCTTCATCACATTCTCCACCTGTTGAATTAAGAGTTGGATAACACACCCATATTTCTGCTTCTTGATGGTTTTGAAGCGTAAACAATTGACGTTCATGAATTGGATTAAGGTTATTATAAAAGTATTCAGTAACTCTGTTATCTGAAAGAGATTGAATATTTCCTGGGTTTCCAGCAAATGTATAAATGTCGTTAGCACCTACTACAAAATGTTTACCGTCATATTCTACAACGGCACCTGTAGTAAGGCAACCATACTCATCTGTATTAGGCGCAAATGAAACAGGCGCTGCAACATTACCAGTAAGACGCATAACGTGAATACTGTCTGTACTGTAAATATACATATTACCTTGCAGTGATTTCATTTCTTGAATAACGTTTGTTTCAGACAAAGTAAATTCATCTGCTGTACTTACACCTGCTGCAAACGGATTCCAATTGTTTGGAACAGATCCTGGAACTGCAACATCTGATGTACGCACTACACCCGAAAGTCTACGAATAATCTTAGCAGGATTAGTTGAATCTACTTCAGTAAGATCACCTGCAACTAACAAGTCGCCAAATGATTGTACAATTCCTGCTCGACAAGATACAGGATTTCTTGATTCAATATTTACTTTTACAGTGTCACCTACTGATAACCCACCAATTACAATAACTGTAGTATTAGTAGATGTATCTGTATAAATTTGAAAGTTATTACCTGATACAGTAGGTATAGTTCCCGGTAAATTTCCTGGAACAAAGTTAGTTCCATTTACTGTGCCTGAACCAGCAGGGCTACCTGCCTGTGCTGATTTATTATTAGTTCCTGTTACATGAATTTGATTAACAGTAAAGTCTACCTTTTGTCCAAGATCAAATACTGTACTTGCACCTTGTGAATAAGTATCTTCATGAACAATCTGTTCAACTTGATAGCTATCCCATCCCGGAAGCTCTGCAAGAACAAGATCATTAATATTTGTATTACCTGCCGTGTCAAGAATATAATGTGGTTTATCAATACCATTATTAATAATAAAGGTAAATCCACCACTAAATAAAGTATGTTGCCAACCGTAAGTTGTAAACGTAAAACCATCGCCGCTGTTTAATGCAGCTGGTGTAATATCTCGTTTAGTTCCTGTGTGATCTTGCACATAAATTTTTTGACCAACAATAATATTATTACGTACATAATCAACAACCCAAATATAGTAACAACCATGCGGTGCTAAGTTAGGGTTTTCCCATACAGCAAAATATCGTGTTTGTCCAAAAGTTTCACCTGATGTAGTAATGTCACTTGTAATATTGTTAAGTAATAATTCACCAGTAATCTTTCTTACTGCGCCGTCTTTAAACCTAACATTTCTAACGTCTGTGAAAACATTAGAGCCTAGCGCAATGGGAGGGGTGTCAACGACTACCCCCGCCGATGCAATATCGACAACAGAAACTACTTCTTCTGCCATTTTACCCCTCCGTTATATAATTATTACGCGCACTCTTTTTGGCCAGTTGTCGGGTCGATGAAGCAAGCCTCAACCTTTCCTTCTTCTTCAACCATTTCCTGAGTTTCGCTAGATACCTTCGTTTCTTCTTCCACGGGCGCGTTGAGGATCCCGAATCTTTTACCACTAAGTCTAAACGTTGTGCATCCTTTCGCCCCGCCTTTCCAGGCATCAACATAAACTTGTTTGAAACTTTCATATGTTACGTCATCTCCGACATTACAAGTTTTAGAACAAGCACTGTCAACATATTTTTGTGCAAGCAACAACACTTCGAGATGCTCTTGTACACTAATATCGTTAGCAGCGCGACCTTCAACTCCTTTAGAGTATGCGTAATCTTCTACTCGTTCAACTTTCGGCCCCTCAAAAGTTTGAATTGTCCGATCGTAATAGTGACTAAATACAGGCTCTATTCCTCCGCTAACGTTATCTCCAACGAGACTAATTGTGCCAGTAGGAGCAATGCTAGTGAGATGAGAGTTACGGATACCATGTTTTTTAATTTCCGTTTTAACTTCTTCACTTAGCGTTGCAAAGAATTTTCCTTTTAAATATTCTTCAGTGTAAAGTGGAAATGTACCTTTTTCTTTAGCTAATTCTGATGATGTAAGATATGTTTTATCTCTAAGTGTTTTAAATACTGCACCCATCCAAATAAGAAAAGCTTCTGTACCATACATATAGCCAAGCATTTCACCTGCATTTGCAAGCCCAGTAACGCCAAGCCCCATCCTACGTTTATTTTTAGCTTCATCCTCTTGTTCTTTAAGCGGATAAATTGTTCTATCAATTACATTATCCATAGCACGTACTACTTCTTTGATATCTTTAGTAAATTGAGAATAATCAAATGTATTATGATCGTGCGGATTAATATTTACATATTTAGTAAGATTAAAAGACCCAAGCAAACAAGCACCATACGGTGGAAGTGGCTGTTCACCACAAGGATTAGTTGCTTCAATTGTTTCACAATAATAAAGATTATTCATTTCATTAATGCGATCAATAAACAAAACCCCAGGTTCTGCCCAGTCCCAAGTAGACTCCATAATCTCGTCCCAAAGCTCATGTACTTCATTATTTGAAAGTGTTTTATAAACATGACCTTCAAATACTAAATCAAAAGTTTTAGTAGTGTCTTCAAGACATTCCATAAACGCATCTGTAATTCCTACAGAAATATTAAAGCCAGTAAGCTTGTCGCTATTACGCTTGGCCCGAATAAAGTCAAGAATATCAGGGTGATCCACGCGAAGTACGCCCATCTGCGCCCCACGCCTGTGACCGCTTGAAGCAATGGTTTGACAAACGGAATCAAAAATGCCCATAAAACTAACAGGACCACTAGATTTACTATCAAGAGATTTAATGAGATCGCCACGAGGTCTAATGCGTGAGAAGTCATAACCAATGCCGCCTCCGCGTCTCATTGTTTCCGCAGCATCACAAGCTCTTTGCATAATGCTATTCATCGAATCTTCAATGTGACCGCTTACAAAACAGTTATAGGCAGTAGTAATGCGAGGACTTCCATGGCGTTTTGAACACGACCAGCAGGAAGAAAACGCATTTGACCTAGAATATCTTCCAGTTCATATTGATGTTCAATACCGTCACTTAGCGCTCTTGCTATTCTTTTTATTTTTTCATTAAACGTTTCGCCCTCTAGACGATATTTCATTTTATCAATTTCTTCTGAAATAGGCATTGATGGGCCTAGATATTCTACGTTTCTCATGTTGTTAACCTCTTAAGTATATAATGACGATTTTCCCCTTATAGGGTGTTTTATATACTTCTCATACGGTTAACAAGTCGATCTGCTCTATTAGTTACTTGCTTATACCAACGGCTATCAACCATTTGATTTGCAGCCTCTTGCCAATTACTAATTGCTACAGCTGCAATAAACTTTTTAAACTTACTAAGTCTTGGTCTTCCCATATTAAACATCATATTAGCAATAATTAATTGGACTTCTTCGGGCAATACTTCGAAACTGGGGAAGAGCGTTTTACATTCATTGAGCACCACATCGACGTCGCGAGCAAAGCATTCGTTGACTCGATCTTCTGTAATCGAAGTTCCGACTGGTTTTCCATACTCTTCATCAGACTCCAAAACAAGATGCCCAATGCCAAAAGTAGGGAGGCCAAGGTGATCAAGATAAATTTCATACTTAACTCCCTCATCAATCTTAAGCTCCTCTCTAAGTTGTTCTATATTCATTTAGTTAGCCCCTTTTGCTTTTCATAAGTACGCAAACCACCAATACCTAGCATACCACCAAGTACAGTCATAAGACTTGTCATATCAAACTCTGGCAATGCTGGTATTTCTAATCCATAAGCTGTAACTGCAAACAAAATAATTGGTTGTAAAACAAAATGATATGCAAAAGCCACACCGCATACCCAACCTATAAAAGGTCTCCAACCACCTTTAAATATGCTGCCGCTAGCAGCTTCAGCTTTGTTAACTTCTATTTGAGCAAGTGCTAACTGTTGAGCATGTTTTTCACCCATAGTGGCAAGCTCATGTGCAATTCTAGCCTTTTCATCTGCATCAGGAATAAACTTATCTAATAGACTTGTTACTGGTCCAATAAGTGCTTGAATCATGTTGCTTCTCCTCGTGCTTTAATACACTTTCCTTGTACAGGATAATGAAAAGGTACACCTTCAATAATATCTTTTCCCATTTCAATTGTCCTCTTTTGACATTGTTCTAATTCTTTATACGGGCCTCTTGTATCTTGTGCCATAAAACAATTCATGGTACCTGTAATACAAACTAATACCCATGCCTCAAACATTTTGTCCTCCTTACTTTTGTGATTTTCTTATTTCTTTAAATACCTCTTGTATTGAAGGTGGCTTTTCATCTCGTGGATCATATTTACATTGAAATTCTTTAGGGAACCATTCATCCATTCTAAAATAAATTGTATCAGTTGTATTATTAATACCGTGATAAACGCATACTCTTTGTTTAGCTAAGCCTGAAGGGTTAACTGTTGTGCAACCTTTAAGTCTACAAGTTACATATTTAGGGTCTGCAGCATCTGCTGTTTTACCTTTAAGAAACATAATAAAACCAGTTAATGCCGCAAAGCCTATAGAAATCATTACAATCCAGGCAACTATTTCTACAAACTTACGTCTACGTTGTCGTTGTTTATAAAGCGTTTCTTGTCGTTGTTTACGTATCGAGCCTTCCATGCGTACAAGCTCATCCCATTTAGACTTACCCATAGTAAGACTTATCCACTGCTGGAGTTCGTAGCGTTGACTTTGCGCCTTTTGTTTGGCGGCAAACGTTTCGATTGCTTCCTGTTCAACTGATTTACCAGCAAATAATTTTTTAAATATAGGTGGATTTTTAGCTTCTTTTTCAAGCATATCTAGGTCGCTAAGTGCGCCCATCCAACGTCCAAGATCAGAAGCCATTGATTCAATATCTCTGCCTATTGAAAAGCCTTTTTTAATGGCTCCGAATGCCGCTGAAGCGGTTGCCATTGCACTAACTGGATCCATTAATATACCCTCACTTTTTTTGAGTCTACATATTTTGGAACACAATAGGCTGTCACTCGATCCCTTGGGTCCATATATTCTAGATAATTATAATTACCGTGTCGTTGTGATAATTGACTAGCAAAGTAGAGGCACTCATTTACGTCTTGAAAGTGCATATCTCCACTAGTTAATTTTCTTGTTTCCCCTGTCCCCAGATATACTAGTAGGAGAAACACGTGCGTCATAGTTTAGTTATTAGCATAACGGCTACAGCTATTACTGATGCTGTTGATAGCATAAGCATAGCCTCTAGCCGCCACATCCTTTTGTCTAGTGATTCAAGTTTTTCATTTACAGCTTGATAACGGATAGCACATTCTTTTTCATGTGCATCTAGTTCCATTTGGACTTTAAGTTCTGGTTCTATTGCCATTTTCATTACCCAGCGATTTCCATTGCAGTTACATAACTTGTTGAACCCGAAGCGCCGTTTACTTGCGCGTTAGTTCCATTGTACTTTTTAATTTGCATTTTGATTGTAACTGCTGACGTTGAACCCGCCGTAACGTAGACTTGCCTTGACTGACGAATGTAAAAAGTTTGGTCAACAACTGAGTGTAAAAAGTCTATGTCGCTTGAGTATGGGTCAACAATACTGCCGTTATAATTTATAGCGGCGGCACCGCTGGGTCGCTCACCTCCACCGCCTGTAAACTGGAGAGATGTATCGGCTATAATTAATATTTTATTAGTAGCGCTTTTTGGGGTGATAGTAAAGCTACTGCCCGCAGCGTCTTCATACCCACCTGTCGTGCTAGTATTTGTTG